CGGACCAAACTATTCTTATTGCTGCACACAAATACACAGGTGCGCAAGAGATTATGGCACGTATCCGCTATGTGTATGAAACTTGTCCAGATCATATTAGAGCAGGCGTTACTAGTTATAACAAAGGTAGCATTGAATTTGAAAATGGTTCACGTATTATAAGCCAAACAACAACGGGCAACACAGGACGTGGTTTGTCTATCTCACTACTATACTGTGACGAGTTTGCATTTGTGCAACCTAACATTGCTGAAGAATTTTGGACTTCTATATCGCCTACACTAGCAACAGGTGGTCGTGCTATTATTACTAGTACACCTAACTCGGACGAAGATACATTTGCTACTATTTGGAAACAAGCAGAACAAAAATTTGATACACACGGTAATGAGCAAGAAGTAGGTGTTAATGGATTTCACGCATTTAGAGCAGAATGGCAGGAACATCCTGATAGAGATGAAAAATGGAAAGAAGATGAAATTGGACGTATTGGAGAAGAAAAATTTCGTCGTGAATACGGATGTGAATTCTTAGTATTTGACGAAACACTAATTAATTCAATTAAACTTGCCGCAATGGAGGGAGTTAATCCTATACTTAATATGGGACAAACCCGCTGGTATAAAAAGCCTACTAATCAATATACATACTGTATTGCATTAGATCCGTCAATGGGTACAGGCGGAGATTATGCTGCTATACAAGTATTTGAATTGCCTAGTTATGAACAGGTAGCAGAGTGGCAACATAATCAAACTGCTATACCTGGACAAATAAGAGTACTTGCTGACATATGTAAATATATAGAAAGTTGTACACAAAATTCACAAGGCATATACTGGAGTGTAGAAAACAATGGGTTGGGAGAAGCCGCACTTATCGTTATCAATGACTTTGGGGAAGAAAATATACCTGGTCTGTTTGTTAGTGAACCTATACGTAAAGGACACGTTAGAAAGTTCCGCAAAGGTTTCAACACAACGCACAGTACCAAAGTTACGGCTTGTTCCAGACTTAAAACAATGATTGAAAATGATAAAATGCTTGTACACTCAAAACCATTTATATCTGAATTAAAAGGTTATGTTGCAACAGGTTCAAGCTATCAAGCCAAATCAGGTATGACTGATGATTTGATTAGTGCAACACTATTAGCAATTAGAATGATGAGCGTACTTAAAGACTGGGATCCTAGAGTGTATAGTACATTTAATCAGGCAGAAGATTTAGAGGATTATGAACCGCCGATGCCAATCTTCATTAGTAGCAACTATTAGATAAATACAGTATGATTGAACAAGATAAAATAAGCGAAGATCTTTTTAAAAAAATACGAGGTAGATTTCCAGAAGTTACTATCGGTGATGCCGAAGGTATGGTAACTAACGAGCCTTCAAAAGCAAGATTTTTTGATTTTGATTATAAGGGTTTAGGAAAAGTAAGTATTAGTATTTCTGAGGAAGATGGTTTATCTGTAATATATTCTAAAGATTTTATTAGTAACGAAGATGAACTAACAAAAAAAGATTGGTATGATTTTTTAAAAGAACTTAGAGTTTTTAGTAAAAAAAGAATGCAAGACTTTAGTGTTCGAGACATTAATAAAACAAATTTGACAAAAAGAGATTACAAATTTTTAGCAAATCGATCTGGGGACGATACAATGACAGAATCAAAACTTTACGGTACTAGTCGTGTAAGCTATCAAAAAGTAGGCGAAGCACGTATTATGATTAAGCATACAGAAAACATTAATCAAGAAAGTGCTACAGGCAGAACACAAAAGATTGGTAAGATCTATATTGAATCACCCGAAGGTGAAAGATTTAAATATCCATACAAACATCTAAGTGGTGCAAGGGCAATGGCTCGTCACGTATCAGAAGGCGGCACAGCCTATGATGATTTTGGCAAGCATATTGTAGGTCTTTCAGAAGAAATGTCTAAACTACGCAAGTTTAAAAACTATATGGGTCGTAGTGCTGTAATGGCAGAAAGCCTAGCAGGATATATGGACATTGTCAAAGAGCGTATTACTACAGTTAAGAAGACAATTGAGAGTTTACAAAAGCCGGCATATTACAAAGAAACATTTGAAGCATTTAATCCCCCAGTACTAGAAGATGTTCCGAGTGATGTACGTGAAAACTGGATTGATGAGTTAACTATCAAGCAGTTTAACGAAGAACTAGCAGATGTATTTCCATACATTTACAAACTAGTATCAGAGGCTACACTAGCAAAACAATTAGGCCCAGATGATATACTAGGCGAGTCAGATGAGCAATTGGATGAAATTGCACCAGCAGTACTATTGCTTGGTACAGCTATACGAGCAGCAGTTCCTGCACTTACACGTATAGGTGCAAATATTATTGCAAAAGGTGGCAGCGCAGCAGCAAGAGGTGCAGGCGCAGCAGCAAAAGGTGTAGGTACAATGGCTGTAAAACATCCTATTGCAACAACAGTAGCAGGTGGTGCAGCATACGCTGGCAAAAAAACAGGCGATGCAATTGACGCAGTAGGCGATATGGCCGCTGATTTAAAAGGTGATGCTGACGCATTAATTGCACAAGCAAGCGACGGCATTGATGCAATACAGGATCAGGTTACAGCAGCAATAGGCAGCAGCGGTTTCCTAAAAGTTGCTAATTTTGCATCTAAATACGCACTACCAGGATTAGCAGTTGTTGGTCTTCTTTATGGCGGTAAAAAAGTAATTGATATGTTATCAGACAAAGCGGACGATGTTGAAAAGGAAAATATAGAAATTGACGAAGGTTGGAAAACTGATGCTGCATTAGGCGCATTAGGTGGCGCATTTCTTGCAGCATTTGCAGTTCCGGGTGTTATACCAGCCAGTGCAGCATTAGCAACAAAACTTGCAGCTTTGAAAGCATACGCAGGAGCAGGCGCTTTAGGAGGCTCAATAGGTGCTACAATAGGCGGCGCACTGAAGAGAAGAGATCAAAAAAAGAAAGCAAAAGAAGAGTTTGAACTAGAACAGGCATTTGAAGACACAATGGGACAGTTTGCTGACCACGTTTGTGAAGAATGTGGCAATCCTAGCTGGCGCACACTTGACGAAGAAAAGCAAAAAGGCGTTGATGGCAAAGTATGCTGGAAAGGCTACAAGCGTATGGGCACCAAAATGAAAGGTGGCAAGCGTGTAGATAACTGTGTTAAAGTAGGCGAAGATGATACAGACGAAGGCAATGCATACGCAAATGCAGTACGTCAGGCTAAAAAAGACGGCAAGAAAAAAGGTGATAAAATCCAAGGCCCAGACGGTGATGAAATTACTATTGAAAAGGACGATAAGACACCATTAGGCGAATTCATATTATCATACTATGATAGAGAAACAGGCTTGTTTCCAAAAGGCGAAACCGCAGTATTAACTATGGTTGAGAAAGACTACGGCGAAGAGTTCATAGAACCCGCAAAGGCTTTCATTGAACAGGTACAAGCACTCTTCGATGAGTATCAGATGCGTACACAACCACAGCAGTTGGATACAGAAGAGTTTGACAGAGTAAAAGAGTTAGCGGGTTTAAGATAATCCGCTAACTCTTTAAAATAATTTGTAAAAAGTACTTGACTTTTTATAAATAGTATCGTATAGTATATATTGTGCTATACGAATAAGGCACAAAGCACATAGGCATAACATTATAGGAGGCACAACTATGGCATCATTAGCAGAAATTAGAGCAAAGCTCAAAGAACAAGAAGCACGTACATCAGGTGCATCAAACGGCCCATCTGGTCCAAACCCAATTTACCCGTTTTGGAATATTAAAGAAGGCGAAAGCGCAACAATGCGTTTCTTGCCAGACGGCGATCCAGACAACACTTTTTTCTGGAAAGAACGTTTGATGATTAAACTTCCATTTAGTGGAGTAAAAGGTGATACAAGTTCACGTCCGGTACAAGTACAAGTTCCTTGTATGGAAATGTATGGCGAAACTTGTAATATCCTTAACGAAGTGCGTGGATGGTTTAAAGACCCAAGTCTTGAAGATATGGGTCGCAAGTATTGGAAAAAACGTTCTTATGTATTCCAAGGCTTTGTAACAGATAACCCGCTAGCCGATGACGAAGCACCCGACAATCCAATTCGACGCTTTATCATTGGTCCCCAAATCTTCCAAATTATTAAGCAGGCTTTAATGGATCCTGATATGGAAGAATTGCCAACAGATTATACTGCTGGTGTTGACTTCCGTCTTAATAAAACATCAAAAGGCGGTTATGCAGACTATGGCACATCAAATTGGGCACGTAGAGAGCGTCCACTAAGTGATGCTGAAATGGCTGCGATCAACGAACACGGTTTGTTTAATCTTTCAGACTTCCTTCCTAAGAAGCCAGATGAAACTGCGATCAAAGTAATGCAAGAAATGTTTGAAGCGTCAGTAGACGGTGAAGCATATGATGCAGATCGTTGGAGTAATTACTTCCGTCCAAGCGGAATGGCTGCACGTACTGGAGATCCTAATGTAACTCCAAGTAATGGTACAGCAACAAGCCAAACTGCATCAACACCAACACCTGAAGTGGCGCCTGCTCCAGTAGCAGAAGCAGCGCCAACTCCTGCTCCAGAAGCAGAAGCAGCAGCACCTGCAGGTGACGGCGGCGCACAAGACATCCTAGCGATGATCCGCGCACGTCAAGGACAGTAATATACTATGGGGGAGCAATCCCCCATTTTGCTTTTTAGATTAGGAGATACATATGGCAACTAAGGCATTCGATCCTACTAAGTTTAGGACATCGCTTACAAAATCCATTACAGGTATGAGTGCAGGGTTTAACGACCCAACTGATTGGATTAGCACAGGTAACTATGCACTCAACTATCTTATTTCAGGTGATTGGAACAAAGGTATTCCACTAGGCAAGGTATCTGTATTTGCAGGTGAGTCTGGTGCAGGTAAGTCATACATTTGTTCAGGCAACATTGTAAAGTCAGCACAAGATCAAGGCATCTTTGTAGTATTAATTGACTCAGAGAACGCACTTGACGAAGCGTGGCTAAAAGCACTTGATGTAGATACATCAGAAGATAAACTACTAAAACTTAATATGTCAATGATTGACGATGTTGCTAAGACTATTAGTACGTTTATGGCAGACTACAAAGCAATGAACGAAGAAGATCGCCCTAAGGTATTGTTTGTAGTTGACTCACTAGGTATGTTGTTAACACCTACAGACGTAGACCAGTTTAACAAGGGTGATATGAAAGGTGATATGGGTCGTAAGCCCAAGGCATTGACTGCACTTGTTCGTAACACAGTTAATATGTTTGGTTCACACAATGTAGGACTTGTAGCAACTAACCACACATACGCATCTCAAGATATGTTTGATCCAGATGATAAAATTTCAGGTGGTCAAGGCTTTATCTATGCATCTTCAATTGTTGTAGCAATGAAAAAACTAAAACTAAAAGAAGATGAAGATGGTAACAAGATTAGTGAAGTGCGTGGTATTCGTGCAGCCTGTAAGGTTATGAAGACACGTTATGCTAAACCGTTTGAAGGTGTACAGGTAAAGATTCCTTATGAAACAGGAATGAATCCATATAGCGGCTTGCTTGAATTGTTTGAAGCAAAAGGTGTTATTGTTAAGCAAGGCAACCGTTTGCGCTATGAAACAATCAACGGTGAAGAACTACTTGAATACCGTAAGAACTGGAATGGTGAATTACTCGATAAGGTTATGTCAGATTACTTAGAAAAAGAAGCTTCTGTGGTAAATATCGACAACGCAGACGAAGAAGCTGCGGCAGCAGATCTTAACGAGGAAGAATTCGCCAATGAATGAAGACCAAATTGCAGATATTTGGATGAGCTTTAAAGAATACTTAGATAAAAAACACGTAGAATCAGCAGCAGAGAAATTTGTTGATTTGCTTGCTGACTACGGTGTTAGTGACGAAACTTTTAAAGAAGTTTTAGGTAACGACGGTGTTTTAGATGATGCAATTTATTATTATTTAGAAATAGATGCAATCGACTACGACACAAACGACGATGACGAGGATTGGGATTACTAATGGGTTGGTATTCTGAAATATCAAGAGATATTTCAAAAATTCCTGATGGAATTTTGCATTTTGAAAAAGAACTGCAAGATGCACGTCAAGAATGTAAACTTGTTGGAAATGTTGAGAAATCAGCTGCTGCAATGCCAGGAATAGTAGAGCAGCGGTTCAATCAATTACAAGAAATCGAAGCTATCTTAAATTATCTAAATATCGAACTACGCAGATTACGTAGCTCTTACTTTAAAAAATATTTGGAAAACTATCAACGAGCTCTGTCTAGCCGTGACGTTGAAAAATACGTTGACGGCGAGGCAGACGTTGTTGACTATGAAAAAATTATCAACGAATTTGCGCTTTTGCGTAATAAGTGGTTAGGTGTACTAAAAGCACTTGATCAAAAGCAATGGCAAATTACAAACGTAGTTAAACTACGTGTAGCAGGAATGGAAGATGCAACCCTGTGATATTTCATACAGCTACCGATCCTCTCTACTATAAAAGTTTTTATACTTCTTACAGTTATACTATAAAAAAATTTTATCCTCACGATAGTTTATCTTTACATTTTGTCGGCGATAATAAACCAACAAATAGTAACATAAATTTTATTACTACTACAAATATTTCATTTGAAGATATAAAGCAACAATACAATTGTAATGACGATGCAGCAAAAGGATTTTATGCTCTTGCAAGATGGTTCAGTATTCCTGAAACTGATCAAAATGTTGTAGTATCAGATGCAGATATTATTGCATTAAAAAAATTAAATATAGAACAAGTTAATAATTTATTCAAAACACATCACGCTATAAACATTACTAGAACAAAGAAAAACGGTTCCGAAGGCGGAATGGCAATGCTAATATTACGACACGATGTAATATCAGATATTAACCGTGTTGCATTGTCTGTATTAGATAATACATTGCAATGGGACTCAGATGTCCAAGTAAGAACACACATTTATAATAATTACAATGTAGCTGAAATTCCTGAAATGCACGTTTTCGGTAAAAGGTCTAACTATAAAACACTCGATAATACAGAAAGAAGCTTTGCAATTTATAAAGGACGTTTGAATAGGAAAATAGCTGCATTAGAGCAGGCAATAGAAAACATATGATAACATATATAATTAGACTTGAAGAAAATGAACATTT